CTTCAAAGATTTGAGCAATAGCGCCTGCTACTTCAGGATCTTCCATAAGTTCGCGGGGAATGACCACCTCACCAAACGTCAAGTGCGCCAAGGTTGTATCGGTTGCCCTGCCTGCATCCGCCGCTTCTTGTAAAACCGCTTGCTGCATCATTTCTTCTTCCATGTTACCTCACTGTGCTTAAACCAATAATTGTTATGGGCGTGGTGACCGCCGCCCATCCGGGGGTATAAACCCTGTTATCAGAAGCCCTAATGCCGCCGATAGCCTGAACCGCGCCTGAGCCAGTGCCAGCAAAACAAACGCTGTCTGTTGTAAAGGTCAGGGGGAAATTCGATATGTATGTCGTTGCCGTTGTCGATGTCGTGTCCGTCGCCGGGGTTATTGTGACAAAGAACAGGCAAATAGTCTGATTTATGCGGTAATATGTCCCTGTTATCGTTGGCGTGCCTGTCGAGCCTAAAGATACGAATGTTGGTGTCCATGTAGTTCCTGCGTCGCCTTCAAAAAGACTGTTGAAAAATAAAATCCACGGGAGCTTAGGCAACCCGTTCGGCTCCATTAAAATTTCGTTAATCGGTGGCGGGTCTAAACTCATTAGCTTAAATAACTTCCTATAATCGCAACCTTAACAGGATCGGTAATTCTGATCCTAAAGGTCATCTGCTCACAAACACCGAGCCTACGAAACTCAACTTTTTTCTGATATTGGCCTGCGGCTCCGATAGAAGCGGTATAGGCATCTGACCATGTGCGGCCCCCATCTTTTGAGAGGGTTAGCGCGACAAGCGGGTTTGAACCCTGACCGGATTGTAGACCTACGCCTGTCTCAAATCCGATCTCAAGCTTACTATACCTTATTCTTTGGCCCTCGTCACTTAAATGTGTGTAGGTTCTCTCACGGCATAAAGCCTCTTCCCCATCAGCGTAATAATCCATGGACATTTCATAAATCTTGCCATTGCGCCTATCACCTACCAGATGTTTTCCAAACGCGAACATGTGGCTTGACGCAAGATCAGGCTCAAAATCACCATCAACATTTAAATACGCACGTTCATGCCATTGCTGCGTTGTAAGGTCATAAACCAGTGATGTTGCAAGGCCGCCCTCAGTAAGAACAAAGAACGTGTTACCTTCTTCCTGATATGTCCATGCCCTAATAGTTTCAGGGGATGTTGCTTGCTGGATTAAGCGCTCAATTGGCGTTGTCGAAATACGGATAGGCGAAAACCCTTGCGCCTTGTAAACTATTCCCTGCCCCTCGTTATCGCGCCCTACCCACATAACCGAGTTGTCAATATGAGTAGCACTATAGGGAGATAATATCCCTACTTCCATTTTAGCACCTGAAATACGCCGGAATGGAAAGCTGCTATCACCTGTGTTTGTCCAGATTTCAGTTGTTTCGCTACCAAAAAGCCACGCTTGGCCTACAGCGTTCACAACGGCAATCAGGTTGTCTGGTGAGCCTTCAGCGGTAGCAAAATCAAGCGCATCCCATGATAAACCGTCATTTAACGCCGAGACGTAAAAACGCCCCGTAAGGTTTTCATTGACCAGAAAATAACCATCAATATAGGCAACCGTGCCCACAGAAGACGGAAAATCAGGGTCGGAAACCTTAGCAAAAGCATTTGTCGAGTAGGTTAGTATGTAGAGTTTTGCCCCATCGCATATCGCTAGTTGCGTGCCGTTCTCAGCAATTGTCACCGCGCCGGATGATCCGTCAAGCGAGCCTAATAAAGCTGTCGTTCCATCGTTTTCAACTTCGTAAAGACCAGAAGCAGAAACAGCAAATGCGCGTCCATTTGTTGACGCAAACTCGCCTCGTATAGGGCCAACACCAGCAGTGGCGAACAATGATTTACCGGGCGTACCGTAAAGGGCCGCAACTTCTTTGCCCATTTCGTCTAGGATGGGATATAGGTTAATCGAACGCTGAGCATCGAAAGGCAAAGAGCGTTGTTGATAGGAAGGGCCCACCAAGCCCACTTTCATCGCTGCCACCCGTCATAAATGTTACCATCAAGCCCCAGTCCCGTATCCCATTTCATCGGCTTGGCAGTCATAACCGCATGGCGAATTTCTGCCTTGCTCTCTTTGGCAATCTCAAACACTTCAGCCGAAACTTGCTGGCCGTATTCAGGGCCTAGCTCAACAGCCAGATTGTGAACAAGAGCGCGTTTCCAACCGGGGGGTAGTTCTACATCCTGATTAAGCGTGAATGTAGAAAGCTGCTTTTCAGATCTAAGGAATAGCGTGTAGTCACTAGCAGGCTGCGGGTATAAAGTAATTGTGCCCAAAGGATACGCATTTGAATATATCAAATATTGCGGAATTGACCCAACCGTCTTTAAAGCAACTGCATCGTAGTTTTCTTCTGTTTCTGTCTCCAATATGTAATCAATCGTTCCAGAGCGTACATAAGAAGAGATAATCTTAATCGGGCGAACCGTATTGAACGTGCCGCCCGATCCTATCGTGTATGAAGCTACCCCGGATGAGATGGGAAAGCTCTCTAAAGTTCTGGCGTAAACAACCATGCTATCATTTGACCAGCTCGAAAGCAGATCGTTTAGCATTTCCAGCGCATCGGCAGATTCATCAGCAGCGGGATCCTCTGATTTCACAAGGATACCAGATTTTCTCATTGCCGATTTAATAATGCCTAGCGCAGTTGTCATTCACTAACTTCCTTTTCTTTTGCGGCGCGGGGCCGGATGATCTTCTGTTACGAAGTCACGTTCCACAACTTTCTCACCCTCAGCAACCCATCCCTCATGCTTTAAAAAAGGGATTAGGCTGCTTTGGGGGTCAAGCATTTTTACGCTTTCGCCTTTTGTCAGCCTAATCATTACGAAATCTTTTTAAAGCGCATTAGTGATCTAAGGGCTACGGTTGTTGCTGTAGCATCAGATGCGTTTTGTGCAACCTGAACTTGCAATGTACCGGGCAGACCAACCACAACAACGCCTACTACATTCACACCAACATAAGCGGTTGTAGCGGCAATGATAGACGCTGCATCCGTTGCTGTTGTAAATGTGGTGTTTGCGATACCCGCAGCGGTTAAGCCTTGGACTGTTGCGCTGATTGATGTCAGCATTCCAGACACGCTTTGCTTCAAAGCCGCTTTAACACCGCCGGACGCGCCAGCAGTTGTAATCAAGCGGATTTCAAACTCATAGGTTCCGGGTGCTAGGGTTTCAGTAACAAGCCCCTCAACATTGGCTAGGGTTGTGTTTGTAGATATTGTAAAGGCAGTCGTGCACAAGGAAACATCACCGATCCCGGAGTTGATTCCCTTACGCACGTCCTGCGTCAATGCGCCTTCATATTTTGCATAGTTTGCAGTCATTTTTTAAATCCTTTCAAAGTTAAAGAGAAAGGAGGGGCCGCAAAGCCCCTCCCAATATTTATGCAGTGATACGAACAGCCCACTCAGGACGAACCGCAGCAAGACCGCCGAGGAAGTCAAGGCGCATAATCAGCTTATCAGTCAGAACGTCGTAGTCCCGGATAACGCGGATTGTGAAGCCTTCATGGGTTTTCTGAGCAGCCATATCAGTACCACCCGGAGTTACGAGCGGAACAGATACCATGCGGAACGCTGACTTGTGGAAAGCCAAGTTCTGCACGTAAGCTGTAGAAGCTGCGCCAACAGGAGTGATTGCCGCACCATCAACCGGGAATGCAGTTACGTTCTGCAGGCCGTTCGATGCTGAAGTGTAGAAGCCCGGAGATACAGATAGAGTTGCATATCCAGAAGCATCAGCAGTCGCATCAGCAGTCACAACGAACTGTTGCAGATAGCCAAGGTCTGTTTTAGTGATTGGGTGAACAGCATTTACAGAAGCGATTGTAAACACTGTGCCTTTTTTCACTGTACCTGTGTTTGCAGTAAGGGCCTCAACCACCAGAGTGGCTTGGCCTTCAACCGCTACAGTTGTACGCACTTCAAACACTACGTCGTTGCCGTTTGTATGAGTTGGCAGCAGGTTGTTTGACAAGAAGTCAAAGCCCATCGCTGTGCCCATACGGCCCTTAAGGTACTGTTTACCAACTTCGCCTTGGTTGTTAAAGACGCCTTTGTTTGCATTAAGCGCAGAGCGTTGAGCCGCTGGGTTCAAAAGAACATAGCGATCATCAAGGCTAGGGCAGGCAAACTCGTCGATCTTCTGACCAGCAGACAAGATTGTGTCCATATCAAACACAGTCGAACCAGCCGAACCAACGCTGTTATAGGTTGCATCCATAGCTTGATCGAGGAAAGAAGCCTCAATCTTTTGTGCCATTTCAGAAACAGCAGGATCAAGAATGCGATTCATCCATGATTTCAATGCCAGTTCTGTAGCAATCTCAGCAGATGTCAAAGCGATACCAGTTACGCGGCGCTCGTTAAGAGTTAACGCAACTTTTTCTTCTTTAACATCTTGAATTGCAGACGTGATGTCGGCATTCGTGCCAGAGATAAAGCGGGCGTTCTTGTTGATATAGATAGTATCGCCAGCTTGGTAGCCGTTTTTACCATCATAATCAGACTTGTCAGCCTTTTCGATGTTTTTTGCAAACTGAACTTTGTCAGCAAGCATTTTTGCAGCGACAGCCGCAATGACGCCGGGGGCGTCTTTTAGGGTTTGGATATCATTAGACATTGTTTAGTTCCTTTAGCTTTTGCGCCACTTATCAAGCTCGCTCGGAGACATTTGACCTAGTGGCTTTTGTGAAGATTTACCCGCACCCTTCAGCGAACCGATGGGAGCAGGCGCCTGTTTTGGTTGTGGTCTTGCTGATTGCTGTAAATACTGCAATCCGCGTTGCTCAGCCTGCACGAGGTAATTCGCGGCAATATGAGGAGGCATGTAATAAATATCCTGAAGCCTTCCCTCTTTAGCCAGCGCATAGGTCGCAGCCGGAGCATTGTCAATTTCGTACATGAGCGCGGCAATATGATCGGGCATAGATTGAATGATCTGGGCATTTGAACGGATTGTTTTAGAAACATCCGGATTAGAAGCCATGATTTCATTCATATTCTCAGCTACCGATAAATCTTGTTGCTGACGCGCTATTTGTTGCTGTTGTTTCAAAGCTTCAAGCTGTTGCTTTTGGCTTTGTTCTGCTAGTTTTTGGTCAAGAGTGTGGTTTTGTTCTGCTTTCATGTAATCAAGAACGCTGTCGAATTTCTCAATATTAGGAGCTTCGGTTTTGTTCTGTGAGTACGTAGATTGCAGCCTTTGCATTTCGGCTTCCAGCGCACGAATACGCGCACGTTGGTTGTCGATATAACGATTTTTCTTATTAAGAGCCTTCTTAATAGTTTTCATTTCCTTGTCGATTTCGCCATCTTCGGACGCGGCTTCAATGGGCTCTTCGCCCTCTACCTCTTCCTTTTCAGCAACATCTTCGGAAACATCTTCTTTACTTTCAACGGCATCAGTCTCAACCGGGGTTACAACCTCAGTTTCGCTACCAGTGATTTCATTTTCGCCTTGCATTAGTACTGCCCTTCTTGATACGCGCCACTTGATTGTGGCATCGCGCTAAGAGAGGCCGCAGTTTGTTGTGCGCTGAGAACCATCTCTTGTTCTTGTAAATCAAGTTTGCGAGCCTCTATATTGAGCTGTGCTACCTTGATTTCATATTCCCTGTCTTGCTTTTGCTGCTCTAATTGCAGCTTTAATATTTCAATCTGGTTTTTCGATTGATCGCTTTCGGCCTTAATAACCGTGTCCTGCGCTTTGATTTGCAGCTCGCCCTGTTTGTTTTCAAGCTGCATTTGCACGCCTTGCGCTTCAACCTGCATCCCTGCCATAGCCTGCTTAAGCTGCTCGTTCTCTTGCTGCAGCGCCATGACTTGCGGGTCTTCAGCTTCGTCCTGTAAGGCAGGTGGAAGGATTTTCTTCATACGTTCGGAGAGTGCCTGCGCTCCGGGGAAATCCATGTATTTGAACATCAAATCGCCAGCAACCTCGATAAGCTGCGGCTGTGATTGAATAACCTGCTGGAAGAATGTGGCTGCTTCCTCACGCATTGTTGCAAAGCTTGCGCCTGTCGTGACGGTGACGTTGTAAACGCCTTCCGACAAAAAGAACGGGCGCTCTTGATCTTTAACCATTGCCCCATTAATACCAACTTCATCGGCATCTTCTTCTTTGCCGACAATACGGATAATCTCAGGCTTGTTATGAATGGCAGGAATGGCGTTAACCAGAACACGGCCTAAATGCGTAATCGAGCGCACAAGGTTATCGCCGAAGTGATAAACTGCTCTATCCCCTTCCGTCTTACGTGCCTGAATTGCCACGCCGGACGTTTCATTAGATTGCTGGCCTAGGAATGCGTTATAAAGCCCAAGGGTTGACTTAATATCCTCTGAAGCACGCTGCATGGCGTTGACAATACCCGCCGGGATTTGCGGGCCGGAATTTAACTGCGGCGGCGGTGCCTGATTACCCTTAGCGTCCGTTTGATCGTAACGTAAAACAATCGCATTATCAGGGTCTTTATAATCATCGGCGTAGTTCTCAGTTGTGCCGCCGACTGCGATGATGGTCGCCTTCGGAGCTTTCATCAGCAATTCAGCCTCAGTCGAGGCCCAGAAATTATACCTGCGCTGCGAATCTTTTGCCTTGCGAATAAGCGAGTACAGATTGCGCTTGCCGTCTATCCATGCTTCCTCGCCGTAAACTGGAATGACAGGGATATATTTCCCGGGAAATACTTGCTCTTTTAGTACATCTTGCCCGGAGAGATGGTAACGCATAACGGTACGTTTTGTGCTTTCACGGGTTGGGACATCGCCCATTGATTCATCGTATTCAATTCCTTTGCCATCAGGGCCTTCAGCTAGTGTGATGGTTTCTTCTTCAATCTTGAAATATTCACAAACAACAACCATATCCTCATCAATATCACTGCGGGCATCCTCGCCGCCGAATGACACTGGCTCTTTTCCCGGATATTTCTTCTTGAAATCGTCAACACTCATTTCCTCTAGGACATACGCACACATAGCATCAGAGCCGTCAGGTGCAATGCTGGCAGGGTCAAGTAACACGGCAAGGGGATTAACAACACGCTCTATGTAAAGCTCTTGCTGGAATGAGTTATCGTCTTTGTATCTGTGATCAACACGGATAAAACCAATTGAGCATTTAATTGCTGAGTTAACTGCATAGTCATAAGAATCATCGGCGTTTGATGATTGCTGAATATCGCAAATAAGCCCTTGGAACACTTCCGCTGTATCAATATCAGCACCGCCAGAATGTGGGATGACGTTCACACTCGGCGTGTTCATACGGATATCGTTTGATACTTGATTTACGAACTGGGAAAGCTGGTCAATCTGAAGGGCGGGACGGTTTCTTTTCCTGCGTGATGCGAAGGATTTTGAATCCCATTGTGCGCCCTCTTCGTCGGAAAGAAAGTATAAATCATCCTTGGCCGCCTGATAGATGGACGACCAGTATGACTGCGCGGCTTCGTAGCCGTCTTCAGCATCTTTAACAATATCGGACAATTAGCGCCCTTGCAGCGTTCGATACTGGGCTGTTCGCCATAGCGTAAAATCGGCAATTACCGAAGTTTAATTATGTTACATTTTAATTTAGCAACCGTCAAGCCATCCATCCCGCTCTTGCTTCACGTGCATAAGGATCACTAACTTTTTTGGGTTTAGCATATTCAGCATGGATCAATCCTGTCCTTATTCCATACCGCACGCAGTCCATAATATGATCGTTTTGCTTCACAATGCGCCCCTTCTCATCGCGGCGGTAAATTCTATATTCGCCTAGCGTTTCTGTGCATGTTTTAAATATCTTTAGCCGTCCTGTTGTCAGGCGTTCATAAACATCGAATATGCCAGCCTCTATAGTGTTATCTGCAGAGAACAATTTTAGCCCCTGTTCACCATAAAGCCTGATAAGCTGCTCCCCGTCCTTTTGCGACCTGCCTCTCGAAGCTGGATCAATAGCGCCGTTATAATCACCCTTGGCCTTTATAGTAGCGGCATGGACAGCAGGCTCGGCCTGCCCTTTCTTGTAATCGTGCGTGATGTAAACCGTATCGCTTTCGACATCATGCGCTAACCACGCTGCGGCTGTTGCATTCCATCCCACGTCCATTCCGTAACACACTTTCCAATGGTCAGGGATTGCAAACGGCTCGACGATTATTTCGCTCTCAGGGATTGGGTACACAGCACCACTACCAAGCTGAGGGATACCCTTTGACCGCGCATCTCTTTGATACGGCGGGAGAGCAGCCATAAGCTCGGATTTTTCACTCTCTCCAAGGTGCGGGGCATCATCCCAAGTTGCTGTAACAATTGAACAAAGACCCTTAGCCTGCTTTTCCTGCATGGAAAGGACAGTTTCAGATAAACCCTTAAGCGGCGTAAATGTTAAGAGAACAATCCCGCCTGTTGTCATAGTACGTATTAGATTTTCATTATGTATCTCAATAGGTGGTTCTTCGTCCTCTAAAATAACATCGCGGGCAGTCGCTTGGAATGCTGTGCGTCCTTGGTCGTATGACTGGAATTGGAGTGTCGATTCCCCGCCACCCTTGAACTTTACCCGCACCGTGTCGATTGCATCAGGAATACCCGCCTTTGGTCTTACGGCAATAATGCAATCACGGGGGATCATGCCCGTACCGATCTCGCCCGGCTTACCTAGCAGTTTCTGCTGGATTGAATCCCTGACTAGCTTTCCTGTCTCTCCGCTAACCAATACATCTACGGAACGATTAAACCTCTTGCCATCCCACCAGTCCGGATAAAGGCCTGTTAACCACACAGCGACAGCATACGCGCCTGTCTCGGACTTCCCTGCCCGGTTAGCAGCCATAAAGCATGATTCACGAAACTTTGCCGTGTCGCTTAAAAACTTAGTGTGCTGGATGTAACCAGACCGAGCGAGCGGGCCGTATTCAGGGAAATAATAATCGAGCTTATAAAATTTCCTGCGCTCTTTTTCAGCGATTAAATCAGCCGTTGTTATTTCCGGGATCGAGGATAGCTGTGAGCTGGTCATCAGGGATTGCCTTCAGGAGCTTTTGTTTAATGTCTGTTACGTCTTTGATTTCATGCTTTTGCGCCCCGCCGTCTGCGCCAGTGCTTTCACTGCGTGTGCTGAACTGTTCTTTACGTCTTCTCTCTAACCACCATTTGGCATCAGCTTCATTGCCTGCGTTGATTGAGTTAGCAAGAACGTTTTTTGCCTTTAAACTCAATGCGTTCTTAAGTATCTCTTTTCGCTCCAAAAATTCAGGATTGGCGTTCTGGTAATTGTATAAAGTTGATTTGCCTATTCCCGCATAAAGACAAGCCTCTAAGTCTGTCAGGTCATTGGAAAATGCCTGTTCTAATTTCTGGAGAACAATTTCATCAACAATGGGCGGTCTTCCGACATCCTTAGCCATTAGCTGCCATAAGCCTCCCATGCCCCGCTATGATGCTATTCTTCTCGTCTATCAGGATGGGATTGGTAAAGCCGAACTCTTTTATGCTGGCGGCGATCTGGTCTATTTGCTTGTCTGAATGTGTACGGCTGTTGTTGACGTAGGGTATTAAGTCGGAAATTGGCCTTTTTTCTATCTTCACTCAATACCCCTGTTTAATTTGCGCCCCAGCTCTTACATGTGGGTTCTATCGAGGCAGTTCCAGAATAGGATACTGCGAAGGCAATTAGAACCGGGGCAGCCTTCCAACGTTTCCATCAGTCGGCTATTCTGTGATTATATTAACAATCTATCGGGGGTATGTCAATTATCCCGCTTGAGTGATTGGTATATGCCTTGGTATGCGTAAAAAACATATAAAGGCGGAATTTCGCTGCGCTCCCAGTTTCCTATTGTTCTCATGGTTACATCAAGAGCGCGTGCCATTTCTTCTTGTGTTAGTCCTAATGCTTTACGGGTTTGTTTTAGCATTTTCTTCTACTGTTTTTGCCCTTCTTCTGATTTCATAATTTTTTAATTCTATTAAAACCCTTATAAGCTCATCAAGATCGGCCTCGTGCCTGAGGTTTATGCCTGCGAGGCCCCTAGGGTGGTCAACCAACACAACCCCATCTTTCATGTTTACTACGCCCAGCATCTAATCATTTCCTGTTATTAATTTGTCTGGGCTAAAATCTATGTAAAATTTACGGCACTCGGCTATTATAAGTTTCATCATTTCCTCAGTGGGATAATCGTTAAGGCCGCAAACATTCCAATGCCTATTGTTCAGATCATCAATTACATCTAAACGCTGTAACTCGCCCACTGTTCTTATGAGCAACCGGACATTATCGGGCATTGGTAGTTTCTTTGGTTTTCTAAACCTCATTCATTCTCCCCCTCCTGTTGAGTTGCGCTTATCAATAGATGCCTGAAGTTCGCTGATATAACGCGCTCCATCCAAAAGTTTCAACACATCAGGATTGGTTTCTAGGA